AGGTTCAGAACTTGGCCGCGCTGCAATGGCCAAAGGTTCAGAAATTGGACGCAATGTTGGAACAGCAGGTTCAGACTTTGCAAAAGGTGTAATGGACAAAGGTGCAGAAATTGGACGCAATGTTGGAACAACAGTAGGCAGAACAGTAGGCGGAGCAATTGGCGGCTCTCAAGGATCGCTGGCTGCAACGCCAGGTGCTGCGGCAGGGGCAATAAAAGGTGGAGATATTGGTGCAAAAATTGGTCGGTATGCTCCAGCGGCAGCAGCAGCAGGCGCAGGCGCAGCAGGCGCAGCAGCACTAATGAGAAAAGACAAAGATGAAGAATCAGTTGAAGAATGGGAAAACACTCCAGCAGGTTCAGAAGGTGAAGAGTCATACATGGATACACAGTATATGACAAAGGCTCTTTCGAGCGGTCTTAATAGATCTAAAAAAATGTATAAGCCAGCAGCAGCAGGGGATAATCCAATGGCATCAGAAATGAAGTCTAGGTTACTAGCAGCATTAAATGAAAAGAAAAATAAACTTGATCCAGTTGGTAAAGAAGACGATGATGTTAACAATGATGGTAAAAAAGATAAAACTGATGACTATCTAAAGAATCGTCGTGAAAAAGTAGCGAAAGCTATTTCTAAAGATAAACCACAGAAAAACGAACAAGAAGCATTGAACTTGCTAACAAAACTAGCAGGTCTTTAAGTCCCCCCAGACATCAATAGCGCCTTAGGGCGCTATTTTTGTGGCTAAATATTGTATGAGCAAATCACTTGATGGCGTATTAGTCAAAAAGGCTAATAAACAAGAAACATATACCGAATCACAAGTACAAGATTTAATGCAATGCATGGATCCTGATTTAGGGTATCTATACTTTGCCGAACACTTTGCCTACATTCAGCACCCTGTAAAAGGCAAATTGTTATTTGCACCGTATGAATATCAATTACGATTGATGAATAGTTATCATAGTTATAGATTTAATATCAATATGATGCCTAGACAAACAGGCAAAACTACTTGTGCAGCAATATATCTTGCGTGGTACGCAATGTTTAATCCAGATCAAACTATTCTTATTGCTGCACACAAATACACAGGTGCGCAAGAAATTATGCAACGTATTAGGTATGTATATGAACTTTGTCCTGATCATATTAGAGCAGGTGTTGTATCCTATAACAAAGGCTCAATAGAATTTGAAAATGGCAGCAGAATAGTAAGTCAGACAACAACAGGCACTACAGGGCGTGGTATGAGTATTTCATTACTATACTGTGACGAGTTTGCATTTGTGCAACCTAACATTGCAGATGAATTTTGGACTTCGATTTCACCTACACTTGCAACAGGTGGTCGTGCTATTATTACAAGTACACCTAACTCAGACGAAGATACATTTGCTAATATTTGGAAACAAGCAGAAGATAAGTTTGACGAATTTGGAAACGAAAGCGAAACAGGTAGAAACGGATTTCATAGTTTTCTTGCTAGTTGGGACGAACATCCTGATCGTGATAAAAAGTGGAAAGAAGACGAAATTGGACGTATAGGAGAAGAACGTTTTCGTAGAGAATATGGTTGTGAATTTTTGGTATTTGATGAAACACTTATATCAAGTTTACACCTTGCAACTATGGAAGGTATTTCACCTACTATCAACATGGGGCAAACACGTTGGTATAAAAAGCCTAGTGCCAAATATAACTATGCTGTTGCATTAGATCCATCAATGGGCACAGGAGGTGATAACGCAGCAATACAAATCGTAGAACTACCTACATATGAACAAGTAGGAGAATGGCAACACAATACAACAGGTATTCCAGGACAAATTAGAGTTCTTAGAGATATTTGCACGTACTTAGAATCAGAAAGAAAAACTGATAACGGTATATATTGGAGCGTTGAAAATAACGGATTAGGCGAAGCAGCATTGCTTGTTATTTCTGATCTAGGCGAAGATCAAATACCTGGACTGTTTATAAGTGAACCTATTAGAAAAGGCCACGTTCGTAAATTCCGCAAAGGATTTAACACAACGCACAGTGCAAAAGTTACTGCATGTGCTAGAATGAAAACTATGATAGAAAACAATAAACTAATTGTTCGTAGCAAACCATTTATATCAGAACTAAAAAACTATGTTGCAACAGGAAGCAGTTATCAAGCAAAGCCGGGTCAAACCGATGACTTAGTAAGCAGTATGTTACTTGCTTTACGAATGATAAATGTAATGAAAGATTGGGATGTAAACATTTACAATTCTTTTTCACAAATGGACGGACCAGGAGAAGAAGACTATGAAATGCCGATGCCTATCTTTATTAGCAGCAACTATTGATAAATAATACTATGCAGAACTTTGACAACATAGCATCTGACCTATTTAATAAAATCAGAGGTCGTTTTCCTAGCGTAACAATCGGCAACGAAAACGGCGAAATAACCAACGAACCAAAAGAAGCACGTTTTTTTGATTTTGGTTATTATAACGAAGGACGTGATTTAGGCAAGGTAAGTATCAATTTAGATACTGAAGACGGACTAGTGGTAATTGTAGGTAGAGACATTGTATCAAATGAAGAGCAAAATGTACAAACAGAATGGTATAACTTTCTAAAAGAATTACGTACATTTGCTAAAAAAAGGCTTATGAAGTTTTCAGTAAGAGACATTAACAAATCAAATCTAAACAAAAGAGATTATGACTTTTTAGCCACAAATCGCAAATCGGAGAATCCCATGTCAGAATCAAGAATGTATGGAACTAACAAAACAAGTTATCAAAAAATAGGTAATGCAAGACTTGCTATTAAACATACAGCACCAATTGAAGAAGGCGAAAATCGTACTAAAAAAATTGGTGCTATTTACATTGAAAGTGCAGGCGGCGAAAGATTTAAATATCCTTTTAACCATCTAAGCGGTGCAAGAGCAATGGCAAGACATGTTAGTGAAGGCGGAAATGCTTATGATTCATTTGGCAAATATATCTCCGGTTTGTCAGAAGAATTAAGTAAACTAAATTCATTTAAAAAGTATATGAATCGTTCAAGCGTAATGGCTGAAAGTTTAGCAGGCTATATGGATGTAGTAAGTGAAAGAGTAAACGAAGTTAGAAAAACAATTCAAAATTTACAAAAAGAATCATACTATTCACAGGCTGTAGAAAATTTTGTAGAAACAGAAGCAAAAGAAGTTCCAGAAGATATTGCAGATAGCTGGATTGATCAACTTACAATTAAGCAGTTCAACGAAGAACTAAAAGATGTATTTCCTTATATCTATAACTTAGTAGGCGAATCAATGAAGCCAGAAGAATTAGGTCCAGATGATTTACTAGGCGAAGAAAGTGCTAGTGTAGAGGCTGAAGAACGTAAGGAAAAAGCAAAACAAAAATCAATCGATGATATGTTAGAAGCAGGAATTGCTGCCCTAATGGGACAATTTGCTGAAGGCGAAGATGATATGCCAACAATGACTATTGCTCCGCCCGATCAAGAGCCTATGCAACAAAAACCAAAAACACCAATTGGAGAATTTATTCTAAGTTATTTTGACAGAGAAACAGGCAAATTTCCAAAAGGCGAGACAGCAGTATTAACTGCGGTGCAAAAAGATTACGGCGACGAATATGTCAAACCTGCCGCTAAAATGATTAAAAAAGTAGAGGCTATGGTTGCACAACGTAAGGCTAACGAATTACGTAATAGTATGCATCCTGAAACAGACGCAATCAAAACGTTAGCAGGAGTTTAGAATTTCTTACAAAAATTCTCTTATTATCGATCGACGCGAAAGATATTAAGACCTTTTTGTAGAAACAGTGACAGTGCCAGGGGCTCCCAACCGTCTGCCTAGGTGGACAAATGAGGCCCCGGCGCAGTCCAAGTTAAAAAAAATAAAAAAAACAGTTGACAAGATAAATAACTTTGTGTAGTATAAAGATAATGTGCTACACATAAAGGCACATAGAACATAGGCATATATAAGGAGGCATTACTATGGCATCACTAGCAGAAATTCGTGCAAAGTTAAAAGAACAAGAAAATCGCCCAAGTGGCACGACATCAGGCGGCGATAACGCAATTTACCCATTTTGGAATATCAAGGAAGGCGATAGTGTAACTATGCGCTTCTTGCCAGACGGCGATGATTCAAACACTTTCTTTTGGAAAGAACGTTTGATGATCAAACTGCCGTTTGCAGGAATCAAAGGTCAAACTGATTCACGTCCAGTACAAGTACAAGTACCTTGTATGGAAATGTATGGCGAATCATGTCCAATCTTGGCAGAAGTTCGTGGTTGGTTTAAAGATCCAAGTCTTGAAGATATGGGTCGTAAGTATTGGAAAAAACGTTCTTATATCTTTCAAGGATTTGTATCAGATAATCCATTGGCAGATGACAATACTCCAGAGAATCCAATTCGTCGATTTATTATTGGTCCTCAAATCTTTCAGATCATTAAGCAGGCTCTTATGGATCCTGATATGGAAGAATTACCAACAGATTATACTGCTGGTGTGGATTTCCGTCTTAATAAAACTTCAAAAGGTGGTTATGCTGATTACGGTACATCAACTTGGGCACGTAGAGAGCGTCCACTAAGCGATACTGAAATGGCAGCAGTGAACACACACGGCTTGTTTAATCTCAATGACTTCCTACCTAAAAAGCCAGGTGAAGTAGAAATTAAAGTTCTTACTGAAATGTTTGAAGCAAGCGTTGACGGTGAAGCATATGATGCAGATCGTTGGAGCAATTACTTCCGTCCAGCAGGTATGTCAGCAGCAACAGGTGATCCAAATGTAGCACCTGCTAGTCCTGCACCACAGCCAGTAACAGCACCTGCTCCAGTAGCAGAAACTGTAAGTGACACTGGTTGGCAAGATCCTGCTCCAGCAGCAACTCCAAATCCTGCTCCAGCAGCAGCACCTGCACAAGAAAGCGGAAACGCACAGGACATTCTTGCAATGATCCGTGCAAGACAAAACCAATAATATAGGAGACAAAGATGCAAGTATCTGACAAACTAAAATCTATTGACAATTATTTCAGTGTGAATATTCTAGATAACGGATATTTCATTGAAGTCTCGGGTAGAAATCATGAAGATGATTATGCTACAGCCAAAGTAATGTACAATACTGCCGATGAAATGATCGAAGGTGTACGTTCACTTACATCAATGGACTTGGGTGACTAATGGCAATTAAGGCATTTGATCCGAGTAAATTCCGTAAAGACTTGACAAAGTCAATTAGCGGAATGAGTGCAGGTTTCAATGATCCGACTGATTGGATCAGCACTGGTAACTATGCACTCAACTATTTGATCTCAGGGGACTTCCATAAGGGAGTCCCATTGGGAAAAGTTACTGTTTTCGCTGGCGAGTCTGGCGCAGGCAAATCTTACATTTGTTCAGGCAACATTGTTAAGGCTGCACAAGATCAAGGTATCTTTGTAGTTCTTATCGATTCTGAGAATGCACTCGATGAGTCATGGTTGAAAGCACTTAATGTAGATACAAGTGAAGAAAAATTACTTAAACTAAACATGAGTATGATCGATGACGTTGCTAAAACTATTTCAGTATTCATGACAGACTATAAATCTATGGCAGAAGAAGATCGTCCAAAGGTACTATTTGTAGTTGACTCATTAGGTATGTTACTAACACCTACTGATATTGATCAGTTTAACAAAGGTGATATGAAAGGTGATATGGGTCGTAAGCCTAAGCAATTGACCGCACTTGTTCGTAACACTGTTAACATGATCGGTAGTTGTAATGTAGGCTTAGTATGTACTAATCACACTTATGCATCACAGGATATGTTCGATCCAGATGATAAGATCAGTGGTGGTCAAGGCTTTATCTATGCATCATCTATCGTAGTAGCAATGAAAAAATTAAAACTAAAAGAAGATGAAGATGGTAATAAAGTTAGCGAAGTACGTGGTATTCGTGCAGGTTGTAAGGTAATGAAAACACGTTACGCAAAACCTTTCGAAGGCGTACAAGTAAAGATTCCATACGAAACAGGTATGAATCCTTATAGTGGACTTGTTGATTTGTTCGAAGCAAAAGGCATGATTGAAAAACAAGGCAATAGATTAAAATATACAACAAGCACAGGCGAAGAATTGTTAGAATAT